AAAGCAACTGGCTTAATATAAACACCACTCTCATCTTCGTAACCTTCTACAAATCGAGTAGCCGATCCTTTTGGAATGTATATAATATAGTCATCGTCATATAGATCTTTATACTCACCAAATAACTTAATCATATTTGGATATACACGTCGTGTCACTCCACTGTCATCTTCACCGCGTGAAAGAAACGATACATTTGTTACATTGATACTCGATGCATCTCCAGGAGACGTTATACTAATTGTAATATCAAATGGTATTCCTCTTGTTACTGCTGGAGGTTGTTGTATAGAAACAGCCATATTAGTTTAGATCAATCCTTGCACCAGTGATGGAAACATTACCACCTGCATTAAGGTCTATATTACCAGTGACGTCTGCAGCATAGTTACCACCGACTGTAAGATTGCAATCGCCGTTAATGGTAACGTTTGAGTTTCCACTGATTGTTACAGTGTCATCTCCAGTTGTAATCTTTATATGATTACTGTTGTTATGTTCTACGTCTCCATTTGGATGCATAAGGATATATGTTCCAGACGTATGCCGTATATGAATCCGCTCAGCACCAGTAGTATTATCAAACTCTACTAAATGACCAGCTTCAGTTTTGTGTACTTTATTTGTAGGAGGGTTAAGTTGTGCCTCGACTGGTATGTCAATTGTTCCATCTGTAGAAGATGTAATTGAGCCTAATATAACAGCATCTTGAGCACTTGGACCATCTCTAAAGAAACCTACAACCCAAGACTCGACCATGAGTTCATGGTTAGAACCAAACCCTTTATATGAAGAGGATGTATTAGGCATCATTACTGTAGCCCATGGTAGTTTATCTGTAGGTAATACTCCCTTGTCCATTGTATGGTAACCAATGCACCTAACACGTACTCTATTCATGTATAATGGATCACTTACGTCTTCTACAATACCTGTAAACCATACAAAGTTGTTATTTGGTGATATGAATTGATCTTCTTTACGGCTAATCATTACTCTGTCTCTCCATTCATGTCCATTATATAAGAATCTTTATTGCAATATACGGTCATTTGATACTCTTCGTCAAAGGAGTGTTCTATTTGTGTTACAATGTGTCTACCGCTAAGCATTTTATCCATCTTTATGTTACCTTTTATTTCACTAGGATCTTGTGTACGAGGAATCTCAAGGTATATGATACTACCAACTGTCAGATTTAGATCGCCAGCGAGTTGAAGCCGTTGCGTTAATGTATCTAATCCTTGTAGAGTGGCCTGCTGATTCAATAACGTCGGTGATGATGTATTTGAATAGTTATTTGAATCAAATGCTTTACTATTAGATGATACATAATGGTGGTGTGAATCAGTGGCTTCTTTTAATAATACGGATCCAAATGTAGATGCATCGGCATATACAGGATGTGCATTTAAACGTGTTGCATTATCGTCTGCCTTCATGACATGTGTTGTTACTGTCTTTGTAGCAATATCAATATCTGTTAATGTAGAGGAATAACCGCCGGAAGCCAGTGTTGCAAGTTGCGATAGATCTAAATCAGATGAAAGCTTTTGTATCTTTTTACGTGCTTCTTCATAATACTCCTCATCTCCTATCTGCGATTTAAAGTATGGAAAATGATTATAGGTATCGTACACTTCGTCATTTAACAAAGATGCATATGAACGTAGACTGACACCATCTTTTGCAGTCTCATAAAAGAAATAAGGTGTTCCTTTATCGTATGTATTACGCATTAACCAGGATATCGCCTCTAATGGATGTAATCTAGGGTATATACCTTCAACAGTACTCTTTGAATCTGTCTCTACAATATGAGTTCTTGACACTCCAGCGTCTCGCATTAACTCTTTAATTGATGATGCAAGTGTTCCTCCAAAGGGTTTAACCATTCGTTTTGTATGTGAAATGTACATGTGTTCAGAGAATGCTTCTATCTGATATACTTGTAACCCTGGCTTAGGCTTGGAATGATTATAGATCTCAGAGATAAACACTGAGAAATTAAATTGTTTTTTCTTATTATCGTTTAAAGAAGTATGCGTTACACCTAATATAATCTCTTCGCTACCTGTTATCTTTGCAGCTTCAAGGAATGAAACCCCATCTGCAATCACTAGATTGACCGTAATAGACGATTGATAGAGTGATTCTAGGACCTTAAATGAATCGACAAGATCGATTATATTGAACTCTTTACCGCTATTTGATACAATTGTTGCAGTCTTTAACTGATATGAAGAGGGTATAATACTCTTACTTGTACCTGGCTGTAGAAAATGTTGATTACTCATTAATCATAGTCTCAAAATCTTCTACGAATCTATCGATATATTGTGGCGATATGACACGTATACTTGACCTTTTCTCGTTTAAATCAAATACAAATGACTGATTAGATTGGTATGTAATATCGTTTATAGATGTACCACCGCTGACATATACACTATTGTCTGTTGGCCTTTTCTCTGGATCATTGGTTAAATGCCAGTGATGTGGTGCATCTCTGTAGGGATATACTCTAAAGGTGTTGACATTATCATTAGAAAGATTGCCAGTAATTATTTCTGACCTGCCAGATGGAAGGTCAGGATCACCAAAAAATGTACCTGTTACGTCCTTTAACACTAATTGATTAAGGTCAATATCCTTTTTAACTAATGTGCCTGTTGGAACAGCAGCTTGATTTTGTCCTGTACCGCGATTTAGTATGTTCGCTTGGCCAGTGATTGTTTCATTTAATCTAAATCTACCTGCAAGTGAGTCTCTGAATGTTGTAACGCCAAGGTCAGTATTGGTTACTGTAACAGGGTTTGTTGTAATTGCTATACCGCTGTATTCTTCTTCAAGGTAATCTTCCATTACACTACGGCTCATTGGCCATGCTCTCATCCCATCATGCAACATTTCGTTAATTATAAAGAATGTCCAGTAATATTCTGGTGTATTATACAACCTTTGAGATACAATATCAGGTCTTTCACCATCTTTAATATTATAGTTTAGGTATAATGAAGGGTTATCAATACTTGAGCCTTCAATTCTAACTGATCGATATATGTCAACTACCTGTTGTATAATACCATCACGGTTAAAATCATAGCTTTGTGTTGGAAATTGTTTAAAGAATGACATGATTATTTACCTCGTACCTGATCGTATCCTTCACCTGTACCATATAGGTCATCACGTGTAAGGTTCTTTGTTTCCTGGAATGATAATGCAATGGATGTTTCAACCGGTGCACCATCTGCGTGGAATATGTTTGCAGTTTCGTTATATGAAGTTGTTGCATTTACTAGATAACAATCTTGAATAAGTGGTAAGAATTTAGATTCATCTGCACCTGATGTATAGAATCTAATCTTAAATGTTGGTGGATATTGTAATGCAAACACTCCTAACTTCTTAGGGTATAGATTCTTTCTAAAAAAGTTTTCAATCTGTCGTGCTTCTTCAGCTTCATCTGCAGATTCTGATACTAATTTAAATGTAAATGCAAATGTACGAACAGTTGTAGATTGAAACGCAATATTAGTAAATGGATTAGATACAATACCTTTCTCTAATCCCGCAGTTGTTGAAAAAGCTTCTGCAGAAGCGCCTTTACCCTTTAGTAGATTAAGGCCACCAATAGCAACATCAGCTTCAGTCATTTCAGCTTCTCCACTACCTGCAGATTTTGCAGCACCAATTGCACCAAGATCTACTGATGTGTAACCTGCAGAGTCTGGTACTGATATACCAGTTGGCATATAGAGATGCACCTTTGCACCTCCTTCAGGATTATCTTTAGGAAACACCTGGAAAGACATATGAGCTGCAGTGCCGTCATCAATCTGCTTTCTTAAATGTTTTGGAAACGTTAAAATTTTCATGTTTTTATCCGTATAAATAGTAGTAAATAACTTATTTGGTATATCTATTTATATGGCTTACAAGGGTAAATACACAGTAAAGAACAAATCAAAGTATGTTGGTGATTCAACCAAGGTAACATATCGCTCTATGTGGGAACGACAGGCCATGAAATGGTGTGAAAGCAATCCTAGAATAGTAAAATGGAACAGTGAAGAGGTTGTTATACCCTATAAGTGCAAGACAGATCAAAAACTACATCGATACTTTATAGATCTCTTTATTGAAATGGACAATGGTGAATGTATATTGGTTGAAATAAAGCCAAAGAAACACACTGTTGCACCTAAGAAACAAAGAAAAACCAAAAAGTATATCAACGAGGTCACGACCTATATTAAAAATACATCCAAATGGACTGCAGCTGATAAGTTTGCACAAAGAAAAGGATGGAAATTTCAGGTATGGACTGAGGACACTTTAAAGAATTTAGGCATAAAACTACTGAAGAATTGATATAAATAGTATTATGGCTAGTTTATTTAACACATTACAAACAGGTGCATTTAGAGCAGGAGTTCAAGCAAGGACCAAAAAATCGAGTCAATGGTTTGAACGTAAAGTAAAAGAATTAGGAGATGTATCACCAAGGACGGTCCTTAAAGATAAAGCTTTAGACCCTACAACAAAGCCACAGATTGGCGATATGATGATGTACTTCTATGATCCTAAGACCAAAGCAACCCTACCATATTACGATAGATTCCCTCTAACTATTATGGTACAACCAGCTAAAGGTGGATTTCATGGGTTGAACTTACACTATCTTTCACCAAGAGTAAGAGCTCAATTCCTTGATGAGTTAATGGAATTAGCACCAAAGAAAATGACAGACAGTAGTCGTTTAACCAAAATGAGGTATAAATTACTGACTGGTGTTGCAAAATATAAAGAGTTTCAACCATGTTATAAACATTACCTTATGGGCCATGTTGCATCTAGGATGTCAAGAGTGCCAATGCCAGAGTGGGAAATCGCAGTATTCTTACCAACTGAACAGTTCATGAAAGTTAAGAAAGAATCAGTGTGGAGATACTCAAGGAAACAATACGCAGGATAACATATGTCAATTGATCAATTAAAAGCTACAATAAGCAAAAAAGGTGGATTATCACAGGCCAATAGGTTTAATGTTATGTTCACACCCCCACAAGGATCTCTTTTAAATAGTGACCCTGCTACTCTTATTGGTGGATTGGCTTCTGGTGGTGGACTTTCAAACATTGTAAACGATCCTAGGGATATATCACTCCTTGCAGAATCAGTTAATCTACCAAGCTCACAGATAACTACACTTGATCATATTGCAGAAAAGCAAAGTGTTAAGATACCATATGCAGTAATACAAGAAGAGGTCACTATGACATTCTTGCTTACCAACGATTATTATATTAAGAACCTGTTTGATAAATGGGGTCAATCAATTATTGACCTGGAAACATACAGAGTTGCTTATAAAAAGGATATTGTTACAGATGT